TAGGAAGAGAGGAATAGGATTCATGAGGATGGGAAAGTAATTGGACTTGTATGTCAAACTTACTTCCGTGCTCTGTTTCCACAGGCTTAGGATCAGTAAGGAATTTGACTTCACATTCCTGACCCTTATCAAGGCCACGCATCAAAGATGGTGTGCCTAAGCTATATTTCTTGTCTTGTTTCAAGCTCATCAGTAAACCAGTAAGTTCTAGTATAAAAGAAGTCCCATTATACTCAAAAATAAGTAACGGTGCAGATGCACTTCCCATCAGCTTTAATAGTGTTACTCATATGTGAGTATATGCCCGTGGGACTCTATACCAGGAAAGGAGCCAATGGTCGCCGGATGTATTTTAGAGATGGCAAGCTCATCAGCAAGAAATCCTATGACACCTCACGCAAACGCAAGCGATCAACCAGAAAAGGTATGCGCCGTAAGACCGCTCGAAGAGCTTACACGGGCAATCCAAGGAGAAAAAATATGGCACGAAGAAGACCAGCAATGCCGCATCCATCTATTACTGGAATGGCTGCAGGCCTGAGCGTCGCAAATTACCTTAACCAGGGTACAGCAGTTGGAGCAGGAGCAACATTAACAAAAGGAGTAATCAAGAGTACCTTAGATGGTGATCTTAACTCCGCATTTGCTGACCTATCCAAAAATGCCGTTGACCTGGCTATGTCAAAAGGCGGCAAGCAAGTTCTATCCTCTGCAATCGTTTTAGCGACTGCAGGCGGACTAGCACGAAAGTGGTTTCCATCAGTAAAACTGGGTGGAAACAAACTATACTTCAAAATATAAGGAGATAAAAAACAAATGAGCGGACTACAAACACGAACCTACACTCTCGCGGCATCTGCGTTGACTGCTGGAACATTTACCAGTATCAGCCAGCTAATGGGGAGCGCACAAAGCACGACTAACCCAGAAGGAATGGGCAAAGTTGTACGAATCAGTATGAGCTGTTCACCTGATCACACTAGCGCCACCGATGGTTGCAGTGTGTTCAAGTTTGCAGGTGATGGTGTTTCGGTACAGCAAATATTTGGAGGACCATCCTGGAGTAACCAGGCAGCAGGACCACTTGACGGAAACAACGGTATGCCCGTTGTAGTTGAGAACTCTGCAGGTGTCTTTGATATTATACCAGGTAACCAGATTGATTTCTCGGTAAGTTGTACAACAGCAGAAACAGTAGACGTAGCAGTATCAATAACATACGCACCTTAGGATCCTTATGGCTCTATTAGGCGGCGGTGTAGGCGGTGCAGGGAACCCAGTAGGCGGAAGCTTTACGGGTCCAGCGCAGGCTTTAGAAATTATTGGCGATTTTGCTTACGCTGCTAGTGGAAATATTGAAAATGCTGGTACAAGTGGACCAGATACAACGTTGCTAAGTTTCACTACTGGTAACTATGTGTTTGTGGGAGATCTGGACTTTACCAACTCTGCTCGCCTGGGGCATGATATTTACTTGAACGTCACTATGAATGGAAACATTATAAACGAAACCCAGGAAAATAGTACTGGCATAGTTCCTATGACATTCCATTATATTATTCCACCCTATACAGAAATTACAGTTGAATGGGGTTCTAATAGTACGTATAACGGTTCTGCTTTTATGTCTGGTAGAATTTACCGCACTAGGGCTTAATGATGTACGAAGACTATAATCTGGAGCAGCTGTTAATGCGTTTTCTCCTGGCTGCAGTAATGGTTCTAGAAGGAATTAGGCAAGTTGGCTAATGGTATGCCCTTGTGGTATTGGCCACAAGGATGGGGGCCATATGGTGAAGCAGACCCTGAATCTTATTTTCCCCCTGGTAATGACGAACCACAACCTGAACCACTAGACCCAGAAGTTCTTAAGTCTCAACTTGAAGAAATAAAAAAGTATTTGCCATACCTGGCATTAATTGGTGTAGTCTTTGCAGTTAAGCACCTTAAGAAAAATGGTTTATCCAAATCGGTTGATCTTGTCGCTCTTAGCAACGTTATCACAGCTTTTGCACCAGTAATAACAGCTTTTGGCTGGTATCTATTTACCAGGGTAAATGATAGTGCTAAAGTTCTAAGTTATATTATCGCAACAGCAGAAACAATCCCTACTATTGATCTAAACTTACCTCCAGGTATAAACTTAGGAGCGTATTTCTCAGTAGGTGAAGAAATGGCAGATATGGTAGGATGGGATGGTAAACTTCCAGATAAAGAAGAAGCTTTAGGATTAGCAGAAGAATTCTTAGGTTTAATTTACAATTTCTTTAGACCTGGTTCTGAGTTATGGTTCCCCGAGGGTCCCCCTGGTAAATGAGCGACGAATTATTCGCTCTTGTTTGGGTCTTGAGCTTTGGGCTTTACTTGCTGATCTATACTTACTGGATTCCACTAAAAACACAGAAAAAGATTGAGACCTGGTTAATGTCGGAAGAATCAAACGAGACTTTGTTAGCTAGCCTTTCGGTGATCACTAACCAGATCCGTGAGCAAGCCCTGGTAGACTTCGAGGAGTTCATGATCCCTCAGGGTAGAAAGGCAGCAATAGATTTCTGGAACGGTGCTATGGGGAATGCTGCCAAGAAACTGGGCGATACGGAGGAAGGCTCGCAACTTTCCTTGCTGCATAGTATGACTGAAGAGTTAAAGGATCAACCGTGGTATGTTCAAGCAGCAGCGTCCAAGTTGATCCCAGTTATACAAAAAGCTGCAACTGACAAACCAAAAGAGAAAGTTACGAAACTGGTACACGGCAAGTTCGGGTTTGACTAGCCCCTGAAACGCCAAATAACGCCCCTGGCACGCCTTTCCACGGCCCAAACTCGCCTTTTATACCCTATCCTACCCCACCTCATCCTTTAGTCCTCATCCTTTCTTTAATGGATTTTGGTTGTAAAGCTAAACGGTTATCCAATTTTGCTTAATTATTTTGGTAAGGATTCCCTGGCATTCGTAACACACCGTAACTGTATTACTGAACTTGTCAGTCTTTAGGTGATTCTTAGTCTGTAAACAGAAAGTACACCTACGTTTCATTTTTGACACCTCCGCAAAACTCTTTGAATGATTCAATCTCCTCTGGGTGAACTAACCATATATGAATGCATAGTGCCTTCCATGTTTTCTTAGTATGCCAGGTCTCATGGGCAATCATTTCGTTACAGAGTTTGCAACGATTATGCATCAATCCAGATGTTACCATCTTCTTTGCAGGAGATTGTCCAGGTGCAATCGTACCAATCCTTCTGGAAGTCCTCTGTATTATTGTTAAAGAGATCCATAACGGTTACTCTCACAACGTGACAATTAGTTCTCCAGGTAAGTCTCCTTCCCTCTTTAGGAAGAGAGGAATAGGATTCATGAGGATGGGAAAGTAATTGGACTTGTATGTCAAACTTACTTCCGTGCTCTGTTTCCACAGGCTTAGGATCAGTAAGGAATTTGACTTCACATTCCTGACCCTTATCAA